ATATACATGGGAAAAGCCCAAGGGCGGCGGCGTGGCTCCACAGCTGGAGGTCTCTGTTGCCACCGGATCGGCTATCACCTGTACGAACGGCGAGACTACTCTGACCGGCACCAGCGTCGGCGGTAAATGCGTTTTTGATCTTCCCGGCTACGGTACATGGTCGCTGTATGCCACGCTGAACGGGCAGACCACCGCCACCGAGACTGTGGTCGTGGATCAGGTCAAGCAGTACGCGGTGACGCTGAGTTACTTCGCGGCTACGCTGACCGTAACGGCGGAATCCGGCGCAGTCGTGACCGCCACACTTGGCACGAAGCAGTATACCGGCACCTGCGGCAGCAACGGCAAGTGTGCGCTGACCGTCAACTATGCCGGCACCTATTCCGTGACGGCCACCAAGAGCGGGGTATCCTCGTCCACGGCGTCTGCGGAGGTGTCGACCTCCGGCGGCAGTTACACCGCAACGGTGAAGTTCTGCACCCTCACCGTCACCATCGATAGCGGCTCTACGGTCAAGGCGGTCAACGGTTCCACCACGCTCACGGCCACCAGCAACGGAACGGCAAAGTTCTACCTGCCGAACACCGGCACGTGGAGCGTCACCGCCACCAAGAACGGCGAGACGGCCACCGGCAGCGTAGCTTGCAGCTCCTACACCGGCTATACGCTGGAGCTGTCCTATGTCAAGGTCTTCGGTGTCTGCTGGAATTACAATGCACAGTCGACGGCGCTGACCCGCCTGAAAAAGTCCACCGATCCGAACGGACTGGTCAATGTCGACATCACCACGAATCCCGCGCCTGCGGTCGGTACCGGCGCCGGCAGCTCCCCCTTCGACAGCTATCTCCCGTGGAGCGGCATGGACGAGTACAACATCATCAACAATGCCGTAAGCTACAAGAAGGGGCAGAGCGGCTTCTCTCGAAGCAGCTACGATACCGTCGTCTTCATCCCCGAGTATTACTTCCGTATTATCGACGATGCCGCCAACAAGAAACGGTACTTCTACATCGCGGATAAGGCCAAGAGCGGCTTCACCAAACACCCCGGCTCCGGCAAGTATGTCGGCCGCTACAACACGATCTCCGGCCATTATTCCAAGACCGGCGCTGCGCCGCTGGTCAACCTGACCCGCGCATCGGCTCGTTCCGGTGCCAGAGGAAAGGGTAGTAAGTGGAGCGAGTATGACTTCGCGTCTTGGTGCGCGGTCTGGCTGCTCTATTTGGTGGAGTTTTCCGACTGGGACAGCCAGAGCAAAATCGGGCGCGGCTATGTGGACAGCAACAACTCTGCCATTTCTTCCGGCGGCACAGACAGCATGATCTACCACACCGGACGCGCAGCTGGGACGAACGGAAAGACCGCCGTCCAGTACCGGCACATCGAGAATCCCTACGGCAATGTCTTCGAGTTTATCGACGGGATCAACTTCTCCGACGGAACGGTATATGTCTGCCTGAACCCTGCGAGCTATGCAGATGACACCGCGACCAACTATACGAACATCGGCTCCAAGATACAGAGCGATGGGTACATCACGGCCATCGGCGTAGCGGCTGCCATGCCCTGGGCGTTCTTCCCTACGGGGGTCGGAGGAAGCGAAACAACCTATATTCCGGACTACGCCTACTACAGTTCTGGCTGGCGTGTCCTCCACGTCGGTGGCGACTGGAACAGCGGCGGCTATGCCGGCCTTTTCTGCTTCGGCGCGTACGACACCTCGTCGAACACGAACTCGAACGTCGGCGCGCGACTCCTTTTCCACCCCTAATGGGGGACCGGGGGCCGCAGCCCCCGGAGCTTTCCCGCCTGCACCAGCTGGCGGCATGAGCGCAAGCCCAAAAGCTGAATGGGGTACGGGGCGAAGCCCCGTCGACACGATTTTTGAAAATAACCTATTTCGTTATTTTCTTCCGTTTTTCCGAATGAGCGGCGTCCCGAGGGTATAATTGACTTTGGGACTGTCTGCGCCATGCGCCGAGGGCTTGATTTCTACGCCAACTACAATTCTGGCTGGCGTGTCCTCCACGTCGGTGGCAACTGGAACAACGGCGGCAATGCCGGCCTTTTCTACTTCAACGCGAACAACACCTCGTCGAACACGAACTCGAACGTCGGCGCGCGACTACTTGTTTTTCTTTTGACTGGCGCAGGCTTTCCCTCACCGCTTGGTGAAAATATTGCCGCATAGGACGGGGTTTAGTAGGCTTCGGCTCGAATAACCTCGCAGGCAAACAAGGACGGAGGGAAATCCTATGCCTAAGAGAGTCG